GTTCAGGTGCTGGGACGAGACAGGATCACCCGGCACTGGCTGCTCTGGTCAAAGGCATGGGCCCATGGCTCCGTTCTGGAACGGCGCAAGAGCGAGGCTTCGGTGCTGCGCGACTTCGAAACCGCCGGCGAACTGAGGATCGTCAGCAATCTGGGCGACGACATCGCCGAGATCGCGACCCTGGCCGAGCGTGTCGACGAGAGCGGCAAGCTGGGCTCGGTCGGCCTCGATCCATTTGGCGTCGGCGCCATCGTGGACGCACTGGCCGAGGTGGGGATTGCCGGCAATGACAGGGTGGTCGGCATCACGCAGGGATGGAAGCTCACCGGCGCGATCAAGACTGCCGAGCGCAAGCTGGCGGACAGCACCTTTAGCCATGGCGGCCTCGCCCTGATGGCATGGGCCGTCGGCAATGCGAAGGTCGAGCCCAAGGGCAACGCCGTCGTGATCACAAAACAGGCCTCGGGAACGGCCAAGATCGATCCGCTGATGGCGGCGTTCAACGCGGTTGCCCTGATGGCCATGAATCCTCAGGCCGCTGGCCAGTCGTATCTGCGATCGCGTGAGCTACTTGTCCTGTAGGGACACTCGTGAGGCCCGCTTATTGCGCCGCGGCTCCGGCCGATGGTGCGTCGAAAACCCGGAATATCGCCGTCGCGGTCAGCAGTAACTTATCCCCGGCGCTGGCCTCGGCGTCGAGGAAGGCCATGGTGCGCGTGAGCTTGCGCAGTCGGGCTTTTCCCGAAACCCAGCCACCAGATGGCGCGCCGGCGACGAACTGAACATTGAGTGCCACCGTGGCGCAGAGGCGTCCGGTCTGGACGACCACGGCATGGCCCAGGAACGTATCAACGAAAGTAGTGACGGCAGCGCCATGCAGCACCCCGTTCGGATTGCCGTGGCGGGCGTCGCTTTGAAAACCGTAGACGAACTCGCCCGAGGGCTCCTTGGCCCAGTAGTAGGGTCCGTTGTGGGCGATGAAGCCGCCGTTCTCGGCAAATGGCGTGAACTCAACATCGGTCGGCTTATCGGTCGGCATGGATGCTCCCTCTGGCGCGGGCAAGATCGCCCGGTTGGTCACAGCGTTCAATGCGACGAGCCGACCCTATCGCCAGTCGAGCCATAGTCTCGCGCTCCTAGAGGAAACCATGATGAAGCTGCTCGCCACCGCCGTACGCACAATCGCAATGGCGGTGCCCAGTCTTGTCCGCGATCTGGCGGGCCTCTGCGGTGTCGGCCTCGTCTCCTACGGCGCGTGGATGATCTACCCGCCCGCCGGCTTTATCACCGGAGGCTTGCTGCTGATCGTCGGCACCCTGCTGATCGCGCTCGGCAACCGCGCAGCCGGTTGATGGAGGGATTGTTCGGCTCCCTGGCGTCCAGCCTGCGACGCCGCGAGCTGAAAGCGACCGATGCGGGGAACCTCAGTTGGGCGGCGCTGTTCGGCCAGCAGAACTCGCGGGCCGGCGTGTCGGTCAATGTCGACAGCGCGCTAAGAGTCTCGACGGTGTTCGCCTGCCTGCGTGTCCTGGCCGACGGCATCGCGCAGGTGCCGTTAAAAGTTTACCGGGAGAAGGCCGACGGTTCGAAGGAGCTGGCGAAGGACCATCCGGCCTACCGGCTGCTGTCGCGCCGCCCGAACGAGTGGATGACGTCCTTCGAGTTCCGGCAGGTCATGATGTTTCATGCTGTTCTGCTCGGGAACGGCTGCGCTTATATCGGTCGCATCCGCGGCGTGCCGCGCGAGCTGATCCCGCTGGTGCCGGGCAGTTATACGATCGAGCAGGCCAGCGATTACAAGCTGACCTACCGGCTAACCGGCTTGAATGGACAGGCGAAGGTCCTGCCCCGCGAGGAGGTGTTCCACCTACGGGGGCCGAGCTGGACCGGCGCCGCTGGTCTCGATGCGCTGCAGGTCGCGCGCGAGGCGGTGGGGCTGGCGATTGCGACCGAGGAAACGCATGCGGCGCTCCACGCCAACGGCACTCAGCCGGGCGGCGTCCTGTCCGTAAAGGGCTCCCTGGACGATGCCGCCCGGGCGCGCCTGAAGGAATCTTGGGCGCAGTACCAGGGCGGGCTCGCGAACCGGTTCAAGACGGCAGTGCTCGACATGGACAGCACTTGGACACCGCTCGGCATGAAGGGGGTGGATGCCGAGCATCTCGACACGCGCCGGTTCCAGATCGAGGAGATCTGTCGTGACCTGAAAGTGTTCCCGCAGATGGTGGGCTACGCCGACAAGACCGCGACCTTCGCCTCGGCGGAGGCGTTCTTTCTGGCCCACGTCATCCACACGCTCAATCCATGGATCGAGAACTGGGAGCAGTCGCTGGCCCGCGACCTCTTCCCCGACGAGGACGACATCGTCGCGAAGTTTTCGATGCAGGGCCTGCTGCGCGGCGACAACGCGGCGCGCGCCACCTTTTATGCCAGCGGCATCACCAATGGCTGGCTGACGCGCAACGAGGCGCGGCGGCTGGAAGATCTGAACCCGATCGAGGGACTGGGCGAGCCGCTTCTGCCCCTCAACATGAGCACGCAGGCCGAACGCGCCGCGCCGCTACCGCCTGGAGGCAACTGACATGCTGCGTACCACCCGGCCGTTCGAGCTGAAGTTTGCGAGCGACACGAAGCCGGGGTCTTTCTCCGGTTACGGCGCGGTGTTCGACAACATCGACAACGGCGGCGACATGATCGTCAAAGGCGCTTTCAGGGACACGCTCGCCGAGTGGAAGGCCAAGGGCAAGATGCCGAAGATGCTGTGGCACCACGGTCTTGGCATGTCGTCGGAGGACCTGCTGCCGATCGGCTACTGGACCGGCATGGAGGAGGACGACCACGGCCTGAGGGTCGAGGGCCAGCTCATCGCCCTGGATACCGACCGCGGCCGCACCCTGCACGAAGGCATGATGGCCGAGGCGATCGACGCCATGTCGATCACCTACTCGGTCGTGGAGAGCTCCTACGGGAAGCTCGCGGGCGAGACCTTCCGCTCCATCAGCAAGCTCGACCTTTACGAGGTGGGCCCCGTGCTGTGGGGCATGAACGAGCAGGCCGGGATCGAGGACGCCAAGGCGTCGAAGAACATCAAGACCATCCGAGATTTCGAAAGCTTCCTGCGGGATGCAGGCGGGTTTTCGATTGCTGCCGCCAAGGCGATAGCCAGCGGCGGTTACAAGGCCAATCCGACCCCTCGGGATGAGGGCGGGACGGCGAAGGAGCTGGAGGCACTGCGCGACCGTGCCGCCAGCGTTTTCTCCCCCTGAACCGAAGGACAGGACAATGAATATGGGCAATCAGCGCCGCATCGAGCGCAAGGACGACAGCGGCCCAAACGTCGCCGCTGAGGTCAAGAAGGTCGTCGACCCGCTGATGACGGGCTTTGAGGAGTTCAAGAAGACGAACGACCAGCGCCTGGCGGAGATCGAGAAGAAGGGGGTGGCCGATCCCCTGACGCTGGAAAAGCTCAACAGGATCGAGGCCGATCTCGCCCGGACCGAAGAGGTGAACCAGAAGCTGGTCGCCATCGAGCGGGAGGCCAAGGCCGCGATCGAGCGCGAGCAGGAGCTGCGCGAGACCATCGACAGGCTGGAACTAAAGCTCAAGCGGCCTCTGGTCGGCGGCGAAGACCTCAAACTGCAGCGCAAGGTCACACACGCGACGTGGGCACGCGCGGCGGTCCTGTCTTCGATGGGGGGAACGCCGCTCTCGGACGAGCACCGCAAGGTGCTGGCCGACGTCGAGACCGAATGCAAGTCGCTCTCGATCCAGAACGACACGACCGGCGGCTACCTGGCGCCTCCGGAGTATGTGAAAGAGATCATAAAGGGCATCACCGAGATGTCGCCGGTTCGCTCCTTGGTCCGGGTCCGCTCGACTGGGGCCAAGTCGATCATGCTGCCCAAGCGCACCGGCCAGTTTGCCGCGCGCCGCGTCGGCGAGCAGGAGACCCGTACTGAGACCACCGGTCTTACCTGGGGCATGATCGAGATCGTGGCTCCGGAGATGTGCGCGCTGATCGATATCAGCCGGCAGAACCTGGAAGATTCGGCGTTCGATCTGGAAGCCGAGCTGCGGCTGGAAGCTGACGAGCAGTTTGCGGTCAAGGAAGGCGCCGAGGTCGTGTCGGGCACGGGCGTCAACCAGTGCGAGGGGTTTTTG